TGTCTGTCATTGCAGGGCTCTCCTTATTCGAGCTTCAAGATCGCGGACAACGGCGTTCTGACCTTCGCGCCAGTAGCCATAACTGTTATCCGCACCGGGTTGCCACGATGGATTCTCAAGGTAAGCCTCTCGCATCCATTGCAGCAATTTTTTACCGTCCTCAGTGCCAAACACGCGTTGCACTAAGCGGTCTAGTTCTTCTCTTTTTGATATAACTTCAGCCGCATCGACTGTAGGAATTGCTTCTAAATCCTCCCACCCAGCCATAACTCTCCCTATTTTGTTGGCAAACTAAACTTCTCCGTGGAATCAGCAAAGGGAGATTTGTTTTGCTTGACTCTCCCTGCCGCATAATCAACCGCCTTATCGATAATCGATGGAGGAATCTTTTTCATAAAGTCAGGTGAATCAACATTGCTCTTACGCAAGTAATCCAACTCTTGCTTGGTAAGTGTTGGGACGATCAATGGAATCAGCGTTTCCTTGCCGTTTAAGCCTACGCCAATGCTAACCTCGGTCATCACATTGCCGTCTGGGCGTGGGATTTCACCGAAGAATCCTTTGCCCTTTGGGCTACCGTCTGGTCGCTTGCCGTAGTCCATTACATCATCCCCTCTTCCATTTCACCCGATGCTTGCTCTACTACTTGTGTCGCACCGGCTGGCACCATACCTTGCTGTTCAGCCATTGCTGCGGCGATCTGTGCCTGCTGCGCCATTGCCTGCTGACGCTCAATCGAACTCATCCGCAGTGTGGCAGGTACACCCAGCTTGTCGCCGATGTAATCGACTGTCTCACCGTTGTTCAATGCCATCTGGCCTTCAGGACCAAACGCTTCGGCAAGCTGCTTGAACTGCATAATGTTGCTGATCTCTTCCATGTTCTGTGCCATTGCCAGCGGAGCTACTGGCGACACCTTGACCTGCATACCGTTGACCTTCAGCGGCATTACGATCAAGCCTTTTTCATCCATCACCTCAAGGATTTTGGATACCAAAGGAATCATGGTTTCGTTAATCAAGCGTCCGAAGGCAGAGCCAAGGTTTTGCGACAGCTCTTTCATGCGCTCAACGACTTCGGTGGCCGACCGTGCCGACATATTGTCTGGTGGCAACGACTCATCTAGCAGGGTACGCTTGATGCTTTGACGCAGATCATTGATAACGATCTGGCTGACATTGAAATCCCCAGCACGGGGCAATGCTTTGAGAGACTCGCCTTGCGGACCACCGTTTCTCGCCACAGGTATAACCGCACCGGGGATAATCTTCACTGTCTGCGGATTCAACACGCCATCATCTGCTGCTGTGTACACGCCACTAATTGCCAGTGATGCGTTCTTTAGCAGCAACTCCAGTGTTTTGTTCAGTGTCTTGATGTCAGGCAGCGCGGTAATTGCAGGGCCACGACCATAGATTTCACCGGCCACCTTCATGTAACGGCTAACGACCCACGGGCTACGCTTTAGCAGGCGCTCATAAATCTTCTGCTTTGATTGCTCATGGATCACGCAGTAGTGGTATTCGCCACGGCGATAGTCGTAGATGGTAGCTTCAACAAAGTCGAAATCATCAGTCGGCTTGTCTTGAATCATCCGGGCAAGGTCGCCAGTAACTTTAGCGCCCTTCCATTGTTGGAAGACTGCCTCGCCTTTGATACGCATCATGCGGTAAACATTGTCTACCTGACCGTTCGCACCTTCCTCGTAGCTCACCAAGAACTGTGGCACAGGGGTAAAGTTGATTGGATTGTCATCATCGCCCGGCTGCACCATCATGACAGCCGTACCAATGGACAGGTCCAGCAAGAACTCGCCAATGACCATATCGAAGTTCGACTGCTTTAGGGCAGCGAACATCTTCTCGGTGTACTGGTCGAGTGCAACCTGCGCTTCGTAGCGACGATCATCTGGAATATCAGGACCCGGCTCTAGGCGGCACCACTTGCGCTGTGGCGGGAAAACACCAGACTGCATCCGGTTCGCAAACCGTTGGATAGAGTTGATCGCGGTCGAGTCAAACACCCGTGCCATCTTTTTTTGGCCGGGGCTTTTGCCCTCGTATTCCCCACCGTAGAGATTACGCTGGGGCAAGCAGAATTCGTAAGCGTCTTCGTACAAATCACGGAACAATTCTTTCTTTGCCCGTGCGGTCTTGTGACGCTTAATGATCTCTTCAACTGAGTAAGCCATTATTTTTTACTCGCTTCGTATCGTTTCAATAAAGCCCTGCCTTTTGCTGCCAGTTTTGCTGCGGCAGAACGGTCGCTTGGCACTGGTTCGCCCCATGCTTTTGCTGACAACGCCAATCGCGTTGGTTCCCCATTTGGCTTCTTCATCGGGCCAGACGGATTGGTAAAGAATCTCGTCAAGAACGACCCCTTACGCCGCATCTTTTCTGGCGTATCGGCTGCGCCTTTGACACCCGGCTTTAGGTTTGCGCCTTCTTTACGCTTGAAGTGCGCTCTGCCTGCGGCTGTCAAACCACCTTCAGGGTCCTTCAGCTTACTCATGTCGTCCCGTCAGTCCTTAAGATCACCCAGCAATCAATATCCGTGCTTCCATTACCAGAAGTAATCGATGGCTTAATAAACCGTGGCTCTGTTAGCAAAGTTTCTATCGAGTCAGCCGTCAGGATCATTGATCCAACGTCATGTTTCTTAGTAACAGCAAAGTTTGTACCGCTGTTTGAGCCGAGGATATTTAATCCTGCGCCACCAGAAAAGCTACCGAAGCCATGAATTGTGATGTGGTGAAACTCATCGACCTGAAGCGCGGCACCATCGTCGCCTATCAGCAGACCTTCCCACTTGTAAATCCTTGCGTGTCTATCGCCAGACACGAACTGCAATGCTCTGGTTGCCATTATTTACCTTTCGCGGCTCTCATGTTGTCCACGAGATTTGGGTACGGACGGCCAGACTTCTTTGCCATTTGTTTTGCTGCTGCCTTTTGCATAGGAGAAAGCTTCTTTGGTTCGCCCAAGTCTTTCGGGCGTGGTTTATCCCAGACTTCTTTCATCACTTGCCTTTCTGCTTGTATCCAGCTTCGGACATTGCAATCGCCACAGCCTGATCGCGTGACTTAACCTTTTGTCCGCTCGATGATTTCAGCTTGCCAGCTTTGTACTCGCGCATCACCTTCGTGACTTTGTTCTTCATCTTGTCGGACTTTTCCATTACATTCCTCCGAGCGTTGTCTGCTGACCAGCAAGGGCAGACACAGCAGATTCAGCATCAACGCGCTCTTGTGACAGCAATGATCGGGTGCCACGGCGACGACGCAGTGCTAAGACTTTTTCTTCAGGACTTGCGACACGGCCAGCAGGTTGTGGCGGCGTGTCGGCGCTAGTTTCTCTTACAAAAGTTGAAAGCTTTTCACCACGAAGACCTTTCCCTACACCAACAAACACACTTCCTACTTTTTTAGCTACACCGCTCATGATTAGCTCCTTATTCCATTACGACCAATTGTGGTACACCCGCCTCTGCATCCATGCGCTCGGCAGACAGCAATGCGCGTTGACCGCCACGCCGTCTAGCTCTGGCTTGCGCTTGCATCCGCATCGCCTCTTCTGTTTTGGCTTCAGCTAATTGGTCTTCTTGTTTTTTAATCCGTGCCGACTCGCGCTCATTAGCTTGGCGCTGCATTTCCATTTGTTGTTTGACTAGCCGGTCTGTTTTGCCGCCAAATAATCCGCTCATGTTTGCCTCACAATGCTCATCATGTAGAAATCAGCCTTATCGGTTCCATAGGCTTTTAAGATACCTTCTTGCTTAAAGCCAATAGCATTCGCCCATTTAACCGCTGCTTCGTGGTCGCACCTTACTGTAATCTGTTGCCGGTGTAAACCGTAGGATATCGCGCATATATCCATAAATGCTCTGCCGCCACGGGTCATGAATATAGGGTAGGCGCGTAGACGCTCATCTGGGATGAACCACATCTCGGCAACGCCCGGCCAAAGTGGCACCATACCGAACACGCCGACGGGTTGACCGTGGATCATGACGGTTGTGGCCTCCCCCATGTTGGCTTGAGCGGTCACCAGTTGCTCACGAGAAACACTATCCCCAATACAAAGGATGTCTTTGTTGTTAGTATTTATGTAACTAACATGGTCTGGGGCATAGGGCATAAAAATCGCCCCATTGGGGCGACGGACTTGTTCGTTTAAGTCGAAGGCAATCATGCGAAGACATCGAAGTCGCTGTTAGCGATGGTTTGTGCGGTGAAGGTCCCTGTGGGCAGGTGGGAATTCTTGGTCATTCTGCGGTGTTCGCCGCCGCCTAGTAGCAGGTAGCCGAAGGCATCACCCACGTGGGAGTGTTCATTCTTGTTGGGGGCATCTCGGAAGCGTTCTTGGCCGGAGCCAACGGACACGCGCTTGAAGTGATAGCCGCCTGCTAGGGATTTCCTAAGAAGTTTGCAGGATTTGTCCACCAGCAATCCGGGTTTTCCGCTAATTAATCGCTGCATGGGTGCGGCTGCGGACTCTCGCCGGACTTTGAAATCGTTACTTGGGGTAGGTTGCGCTCTCAAGCCAAGGGTTCGCAGGTGGTCGAAGGCGGTGACTTCGTAGATTGCGTCGCGCTGCATACCGGCTGGGTCGCCCCAGATCATTATTTGTGCTTTTGGAAACCTTGCATTGAGTTCGCCGAGCAGTTGTTGGCCGAATCGTTCAAGGCCCATGTCGAAGGTGACGATTTCGTGGAGTACGTGCCATGCGCCGGAGGGGTGTTTCTGGCCGATGACGGCGGCTGGAGTCAGACCGAAGTCGAGGCCGACTTGGATAGGCAAGTTTGGCTCGTAGTCCAAGTCTTGCGACATCAGGTTGTCGTCGTATTCAGGCCAGACGGGTCTGCCTTCCTGCACATAAGTGTATTTACCTTCGGCGTAGCAGCGAATCCAGTCTAGGTTTTTTCCGAGGAGCATTTGCTGGTAGTAGCCTGCTGGTAGATTGCTGATGTTTTCAGCTTTGCTATTCTTTTTCCACCACCTTCCTGCACTATAGATGCAATCGTTAGCTTCAGGATTTTCTGGAAGTTCTGCAACATCTGCTTCTTCGACTCCACCGGGTTGTCTGAAGAACTCCCATTTGAAGGCCCCACTCATTTTCTCCTTTTCTGCCAGTCTGAACCACCAATGGTCGTCATCCATTGGGTTGGTATCCATGATGATGCCGTGCCAACTTGCCCCACCATCACGTTTAGTCGGGTATCGTCCGACTCGGTGTGTCAGTCCATCGATGACTGCTTTGGGTAGCTCCCGTGCCTCGTTGACCCATGCACCGGTCAACTCCAACGACAGCAGCTTTCTGACATCCTTTGGCTGATCCAGCGCAAGGAAGATGACTTCGCAATCGATTCCAGCGGCACCTTCTCTCGCAGGCAGTCGGATGTGGTGGGTAATTGGTGGTGTCCATAGCAGTGGCCCGAAAGTATTTTCTGGGAACAGGTCGAGCCATGTCTTAATGGTTGTCGTCTTCAGCATTGGGTAGCTGTTTCGGACAATCGCAAAGCGGCTGTACTTGATGCCGTCAATCGGAGAAGGCTTTTGCTGCACGGCCTTC